AACGCGTTGTTGTTCGTCACGTTGTCAGCGAGTTCACCCGTGCGGCTCTGAATGTTAGTCGCAATGATGTCGCTGATGCTTGAGTTGGCAAATGCCATGTTAATACTCCTGTATCAGTTGGTTATAACCGTGATTCTTGCTCGTTAAACATTTCTTCAAGCAAGGCACGGCGACTATGCGCTTTGGGAGCCGTGTTTGTGCCGGGTGTGGCACTTCTGACGCTTACCGCAGCGGCCCGAGCCGCTTTCGCCGCTCGGTTTTTCTGCTCTGCGAGTTTGGCTGCTTTCTCTACCTGTTGGGCTTCAAGCAATTTCTCGCGGATTACTGGATCACTCCAGATTGCTTTATCATACGCTTCTTCTAAAGTTTCTGCCGATCCCGATTGGAGTAATTTAATCATCTCCTTACGGGCTTCTTCAAAAAACTCGGCCTTTTGTGAGAACGAGTTTATTTCGTTAGCCATTTTTGCTTGTTCAACAGCCTCTTGCTGCTGTTTCCAAGTCAAAACCTCGCCCTTGACGCTTGCCAGTTCGTTTTTAAGGGCAAACAGCAAGGGATCAGCCGACGTTTGCGGCTGGTAAGCCTGCCCGCCCGTCAGCGAACCCAAATCAATGCCATATTCCTGCGCCAACTGCGCGAAATACTGCATACGGGTCTGCGGGTCGGAGGTGCGGAGCGTGTAATCGGCTTTCATTAGCGCCGAAACCGCTTCCTCGGGCTTCAAACCAAGGCCGGTGATGGTCTGTCGGTACGGCTCAATAGCCGCTTCCATAGCATCGGCAAACTGCTTCTTGGAAAGCAACGGCTCAATGCCCTTGCGCATCTGTTCTTCGCGCTGCCACGCATACTCTTGGATGCGCGGATCGGCTTTCTGCCACGCCTCGTGGTATTCCTTTTTCCACGATGCCGGGGGACGCTTCCAAACCGGCTCCTCTACGGGTTCCGGCGCGGGTTCCTCAACCTTGGTTGTCTTGGCGAACCGGCCTGCATCATCACGCCCTGTGGGGGCGTCCGTTTCCGCTGCCTCAAACTGCTCGGCAAGTAGGCTCTTACGGTCTACCGGCTCGTTGTCGGCGGCTTCTACGGACTGTTGGGGGGCATCCATTACTTATCTCCTGTGGGGATCGTGGGTAAATCGGATTTCATCGCGGAGGCGCGATAGGAGGCGGTTAGCGTCCTTATGGGTCATGCTGGCAAGTTGATGCCGTAGCACTTCGGTTCGTGAGTTCTTGGCCTCTACGGGCTTGGGAGCGTGTTTAAACGGGTCTTCATTGCCAATTTCCATACACCCGTGCGCTTTAAGGTGCGCCCGGTGTTCTGACCGGCTAGTTATCATCCGACCGTCAATCATGGATTTGTAAGGCTGGATGTCGGGCATGACGTAATGCCATTGGCCTTTTTTGTCCTTTGCCACTTCCACAAAATCGCCGTTTTCGTCTTGGATGTAACGTCGTTTCATAGCAACAAAAGCAATGCTTCCTCGTCGTCTAGTTCTTGCAGTTCCCGATATAGCCGCTCCATGCGTGCCACATCGTTGAGCAGGGCGTCAAAGTTGATTTGGGCAACCGGGATAACCTCGGCATCCACCACGGCAACTTCCACAAACGGCGCAACGATCTCTTGCGCCACACGCGGCTTGCCCTCTACCAGTTCCTCGTAAGCGGCAATAATCTCTTGCCGCCGTTCCGCACGCTTCTTGGCTTCTTCGCGGAACTTGCGATCTTTACGCTTGTCGCCATCGTGCGTATCAATGAGAACAACCGGCGGGGGCGGCGGTGCGCCTCCGACGTTATCGTCTGCAAACGGCAGTACGCAAAATGGGACTAGGCCAAACATTAGAGTGTGACGCTATTGGTTCCAACAAATCCGGAATTTAACGCATCAGACGGAGCAGAAATCGGGGCTTTATCCCACGATTGCGTGGCTTCGTTCCAAACATATAAACCGCCGTCGGCTGGCATCGGCACAGGGGCTTGCCAATCGGCGTTATCGTCTAGCGTCCATGACGGATACGGCTTCGGCGCAATAAACGCATCCAGAGACGGGTCATACGAGTATCCGATCCCCGCATAACGCTTCCTCATGTTGCCGTTATAACTGGTTTGCACCCAGTTGCCGCCAAACAAACGCTCGCAAAACGCACGGCCAATGGATTCTTTTTCCACACCGCTTGCGTCCGAGTTGTCTTTGGTCGCGATTACGATTACTCGCAGCACGACATTGTTTGCGTCCAATTCTGCAAAGTGCGCCATGTCAGTCCCTCAAATGCAACGCGGTGAGCGATTCCTCACTACCCGCTAAACCTACTGGAAACGTGTTAAACGCAAGGCTGATCCGTTCGTCGCCTTGCACGGTTTCAACCATGTGCGTAAGGCTTGACGGAAACAGAATCAATTCGCCGGTTGCAACCTCAAACCACCACGAGTCGCTGTTATACAAATTCCAATTGTCTGTGGTTAGTTTGATCTGTTGATACCCGTCGCGATAGAAATAAATCTTGTCTCGTTCTTTTGCGGCTTTTAGATACAGGACACCGCTTACAAAAGAATTCGGGTGCGCGTGTTTGTGGTGATACTCGCCGGGTTTCGTGTAGTTGAGCCACGATTGCGTAATGCGCAAGCGCACGTCTTCTTTGGGCGCGTAGATCGCCTTGACGTACTCATCCACCGACGCCTGCACAAACTCCATAAGGCTTGCCAGCGTGTCATGGCGCAGCACATAGCGGTCATTGCTCGTCGTGTTACCCATGTTTTTATGGGTCGGTTGCGCGGCAATAAAGTCGGCTTCGGCCTGCGTGAATTCGCGGCCTAACGTGAATTTGCCAACCGGCGTCGGAAATATGCCGTGTAAGTTCACGAGTTCATTGCCTCTTCAACCTTTTCCATCTGCGCTTCCATTGCCGCTTGCTGCTCGGGCAACAGGATCGTGTTGATGGAATCCTCAAACGCTTTGAGTTTCTCAATGGTTTCCATGACTTCTTCCATTGAGGGCTGCGGGCGCGGGTCTTCCCAACGGGTAAAACCTACGCCACCCGTGATTTCCCATTTCGCGCCGGGGCGCAACAAGTGCATAGCCGTGTTGATGCCTACAAGTTGATAAGCCTTCATTAGTTCACCTTCAAAATAACAATACCGGAACCGCCTGCCGCGCCTGCGCCTCCGCCTGCTGCTCCACCGCCGCCGCCGCCGCCAGTATTGGCAGTTCCTGCGGCTCCTGTCCCGCTTGTTGAACCTGCTCCGCCACCGCCCGTACCGCCCGTGCCTGCGGATTTTGGAGGGTAACTTCCTCCGCCACCGCCACCAGCATACGTTACTGATGAGCCAGAAATGGTAGATGCCGTGCCGTTGCCACCATTGCCGCCGCCAACAGCCGGATCACCTGCGGCGCCAGTAGCAGACGCACCGCCGCCGCCGCCGCCAGCATTTGCACCGGGAGCGGCATAAAGTGCGCCATTCCCGCCGTTGCTACCTTGAGAAGGAGATGTGCTTGGAGTATTTCCAGAGCCGCCCGGAGGGGCTGAGCTTGTATTTGGTGCTTGTCCTGCGCCGCCACCACCGCCAGAACCACCGTTTAATCCGCCACCACCGCCGGGAGAAGGCGCAAAAGTTCCGCCGCCCCCGCCACCGGCAGAAGTAATCGTGCTGAATACGGAATTGTTACCAGATGTTCCATTTGTTGACGCCGATCCGTTTCCACCCGCGCCGACCGTGACAACATATGCAGTACCTGCGGTAACAGAAAGTCCGGTGCCAGTACGAAAACCACCAGCGCCACCACCGCCACCACCGTTATATCCACCGCCACCGCCGCCCGCTACAACAAGGTAATCCACCGTCGTTGCGCCAGTCGGTGCAGTCCACGTTGCTGTGGACTTAAAGATGATCGGAGTGCCGGTCGCCATAGTGTAGGAAAGGATGACGATGCCGGAACCGCCAGCAGCACCAACTTGCGGGGTTGATAATCCAAGAACGCTTCCGCCGCCACCACCGCCGCCGGTATTTGTTGTGCCAGCAATAGCGTTAAGCGTTACAGACCCTCCATTTCCACCAGCGCCACCACCACCTGCGCCTCCCGGCGCAGCAGATGGAGATGCCCCGTTTGCCCAAACGCTTCCGCCGCCGCCGCCTGCATACGTTACGCTTGAGCCAGAAATTGTTGATGCAGTGCCGCTTCCTCCTGCGCCGCCATTAGTGGGGCTTGAAGATGCGTTTGATCCAGCGGCAGATGCACCGCCACCGCCACCACCGCAATAAGGTTCTATGGTATTAGTCCCTGCTCCCCCATTATTGCCTTGAGATGGCGATACTGATGGCGTATTGCCAGAACCGCCTGTTGAAGAAAAAGAAGCAGAAACTGCTCCTCCTCCTCCTCCGGAACCTCCATTTGCTGATGTTGCAGAACTTGCTCTAAATCCGTTTGCGCCACCGCCACCAGTAGATGTAATGGTTGAAAATACAGAATTTCCGCCATTTCCCCCGGTTGACGGTCTTGATGATCCACCAGCCGTTCCACCAGCTCCAACAGTAATTGTGTAGTCTGATCCTGCGGTAACAGACAATCCTGTGCCTGTACGAAATCCGCCAGCCCCGCCGCCACCGCCAAGATCGCCACCGCCACCGCCACCGCCGCCAACAACTAAATAGTCAACGGACGACACGCCGGTCGGAGCTGTCCACGTTCCCGAGGCAAGGAACTGCTCGATGACGGTGTAGCCGCCTGCGACGACTCGGCCAAGCAACAAATGAAAAATGCCAGACATGGTTTAACTCACGTTGCCGCTAACAACGCAGACCGTGCCGCTGATAAATAAGATCGTTGCCACGCCGCGAGTTGCCAGCGTGAGGGTGTCTTTGTCGGTGTTGGTGCCAGCAATGTAGGCCGTTGTAATAGACATCGTAAGCGTCACGTTGCCCGATGTATTGTTGAAGATGGACACCACATCACCTGCTGCAAATGTGCTGTTCGGCACGGTGATGCTGCCGCTGGTGCCGACGCCGACAAACTTGCCCACATCGGTTGTGGCAAGTTGATACGAACTTGTTTTGTCCGATCCCGATTGCGGGATGTTGCGATAACCGACGTTGTTGGTGCCGTCAGCGGTGCAGTTAGACAAGTTGCCCGAGGTCGGTGTGCCCAACACAGGGGTTGTAAGCGACGGGCTAGTAGACAACACCACGCTGCCCGATCCGGTGCTGCTGGTAACGCCCGTGCCGCCGTTTGCAACGGCCAACGTGCCGGTGACACCCGAGGCGAGGTTAACCGTACCAAGGGTCTGCTTGAGCGATCCGTTCGTGTCAAACGTGCCGTCCGTTGTCCAAGTGTCACCGACGTTCAACGTAACCTTGGCAATGGTGCGAAGCGTGCTGGCGTTGTTATACGAAATCGTCAGCGTAACCGCCGCCGTGTCCTTGTTTTCAATGGTAATTGCCTTGATCGTGCGCCGCGTTGAGGACGCAGGAGCCGCAACTAGCGTTACGCTGCTAGTGCCGTTTAGCGCGCCATCGGTTGCGCCTTCGGTAAAGGTCGTGCCGTTATTGTCAGCCCACGCCGCCGTAAAGTCGGGATTGGTCGTGGCCGCTGCGCCCGACATGGCGACAACGATGGATTTTGTGGTTGCGTCAAGTATTAGTAATGCCATGTTGTCACCTACGAAATAAACCAAGCGTAAGCCTGTGCGCCTGCCGCGCTGCTGCCGCCCGAAGCCGCGATTGTGATGGAACCCGAACCGTTTGTAATCGTAATGCCAGAACCAGCCGTCAGCGTTGATTTTGCCAACGTGTTGCCGGTGCTGTTGCCGATTAAGAGTTGGCCGTCGGTGTAGGACGTTTGGCCGGTACCGCCGTTTGCCACGGGCAACGTGCCGGTGATCTGCGTGGCAAGGTCAACGCCAGAAAGTGTGCCACCGAGTGTCAGACTTCCCGAGGACGTTACCGTGCCGGTCAGCGTGATGCCATTAACCGTTCCCGTGCCGCCTACCGAGGTGACGGTGCCTGCGCCAAGATTAGCCCGGGCAGTTGCCGCGTCTGTGGCTCCTGTGCCTCCGTTGGCAACCGCTAACGTGCCAGCAAGCGTAACCGCGCCGGTCGTTGCCGTAGCGGGCGTAAGGCCAGTTGTGCCGCCGCTAATGCTTGTAACGCCCGCAGAACCAACCGACGTAAACGACCAGTTAGCAAGCGTTCCCGACCCGCCAATTACGTCCGCATAAATGGTCAACGTGGTACCGCTAAATGCGGTGATGTTGCCTTCCATGAAGTAGGTCGGATCGGGCGGGTACGCCACGCGCACACGCGAGCCAACCGTAAACGCCGTGTTCATTGCGTTGAGGTTGGTTGTAAACGTCTTCGTGCCGGTTCCGATGGCAACCGACGATGTGGACGTTAATCCGTAGTACCCGATACCGATCTGCGTTAATTGTGCGGTGGTGACAATGACGCCCGGGGTTGTTGGGCGCGTGGGTGATGTTCCAGCCGCATACGTTTGGATAGAAATATCGGTGCTGCTAGCCGCCCACACCAATTGCAAGTAATCGCCTGCCGCAACCGTGAAAATGTAGTTACAAACAGCAATCAAATGCCCGTTTGTACCGCCATGCTTGTTCGGCACGCTGAATTGGCTATTGGTGTCGGTAAGGTCAACGCCGTTTTTACGCACCCAAATGTCAACGTCATGGATGCTGCTGTTTGCGCTATCCAGTTGAATTGAATACGTCAGCGAGTACGTTCCGGCGTTGGCGTAGGTAATTTGATTGCCAGACGCAATCGTTACGCCGTTAGCCTCGTCAACCGTTCCAATCGCAACGACATATGCCGTGGTTGTGCTAGCAATGGTTTGGTCAGTCGTGTCTTGAAAAGCGCCGTAATAGGCCGTTGAACCGACGCCCGACGAAATGCTCGACCACGCCGGAGCGCCCGATCCGGTTGATTGCAGATATTGGCCTGCCGTGCCAACCGCCGAATAGGCCAGTTGTGTGCCGTTGCCATAAACAACCGTTCCCGCCGTGGGGGTGGCGGTGTTATTTGTACCGCCATTGGCGATCCCAACCGTCCCGGTAAGGCTGATATTGGGCGAGTTCCCACCAGACGATGCCAACGGAGCCGAAGCGGTAACCGCCGTAACCGTGCCAACATCCGGCGCGTTGATCGTAATTGAGCCGTCGCCGTTGGTAATGGTGACGCCCGTTCCAGCCGTCAGCGTGGCCTTTGTAAGCCCGCCAGCGGCGTTGCCGATCAGCAATTGGCCGTTCGTATAGGTTGTTTCCCCGGTGCCGCCATTGGCCTCTAGAAGCGTTCCTGTGACGCCCGTGGTAAGCGGCAGGCCCGTGGCATTGGTCAATACGCCAGCGGTCGGGGTGCCGAGGTTGGCGTTGGAGAGCGTCTTGTTGGAAATCGTCTGCGCGGAATCTAATGTGACTGCCTCCTCCGCAGGGTACGCGACGAACACATCTTTAGTGTTGGCCGCAAAATCCACGAGATTGCCGCCATTGCTTGACGCGAATACAGAGTCGCGTGACAGGGAATTCGTACTAGAAGTGTAAGTACCAGTTCCAACTTCCCACGCCCCCGTAGTGCTGTCGTAAATGGTGTAGTACGTCGTATTGCCGTTGCCGATTACGGAGAATGACTGATAACCGACAGACGTACCCGCCAACGTCATCGCGCCGGTTCCGGCGGTGGCTGACGTTTCCTTTACGCGGTCTTTAAGTACCAAAGCCATGACTTATTGCACCGTCGGCGGCATTTGAGGGGGCGCGGGCTGCATCGGCTGCGGGGCTAACGGCAACGTTTGTTGACGCGGCTGGACAACCTCAACGCCAGCAGCACGGCCATCTGGGCCACGCACAATGCGCTTGGGAGCCGTCATAGCCTTCAGCGCGGCGTCCAATTTGCCCATCATGTCGGCATACATCTGCATCGTCTGCTGTTGCAGTTCTTGAATAGCCTGCGCCGACCCCATTACGTTGCCTTCCACGTTTTCCATCATGCGTTCCGTGTTGGCCTTGGTCACCTCAAGCATCGGAATGTCGATGCCCGGGTTGGCCGAGATGCGCGCCACGTTAATCTTGGTCTGCGCGTCAAGGTCGGCCTTGTACTTGTCAATCTGCGCCTGCATTTGCATTTCCTGCGCACGCAACTGGCCTTCCTGCTGGAGTTTGGCCTGTTCCATCTGCATTTCGGCCTGTACTTTCTGTTGCTCGGCTTGCATCTTGGCTTGCTCCGCTTCGGCCTCGGGATTTGGCTTCGGCTGCTGCGCCTGCTGTTTCATCTGCTCAAGCGCCGTATCCAACTCGCCTTCAATGCTACGAGCCTGCTTAAACGCACCGATGCCGTACCGCAGAAGTTCCATCATCATCGGAACCATTTGCGGCGACGACTGCGCCACCGGCAGGGCTTGGTTCAAGAACCCGCCATAGGCTTGGATAAACTCCAGCCGGTCGCGCTTGTTCTGCGCTTCGTCAATCTGCACCAACGAGTCAGACGCAATTTCGATGCGGAAATTGCGGAGCGGCTTGTTCTTGATGAGTTCAATGGCCTGCGGGATCAACTGCTGATCCGCTGGCGTCATCTGTTGCGCGGCGGCATACGCCAAGATGGTTTCCGGCTGAAACTTGGTGCAGATAATCTGCGCCTTGAGCCGGATAAGGTCGGACGCAAACAGGGCTACGTCCTCCTGCATCGACCGCAGTCTTAATCCTGCGTACTGGCCCTTGATTTGCTGCGCCGTTGCAGTTTCCGATGCGGCGCTTTGGCCACGGATGATATCTGCAATCCCCGTGATTTCGTAGATTTGGCCTTTGATGTCGCTACGGGCTTGGTAGCATTGGATGAGGGCGGCGGCGATGGTATCCAGCGGGAGAAGGTCAACCGAACCTTTGAGACCGCCCTTTTCAGAGAATCCAGTCCACTTGTCCACAGGGATGAGAGCATTGTTGTCACCTTCGGTCATGAGCCGCTGAAGGGCGGGCTGTGATGCGTCGTACACGCCACGCACGCGCAGCGCCTTGACCAAGCCATCAATTCGGTCGGACAGAATGTCCAACTCCATCGCTTGGTCTTGGTACAGGACAAAATCAGGAACCGGGACGAGGCTATCGCTGGTCGTCGTCGCAAACAGCGGGCGCGGGCAAGGCCAAAAGCCTTCCAAGCCAAGCGGGTCGTCGCGCTCGTCAATGACGGTCGGCATACCCTTACACAGCCACACAACCTTGTTGCGTTCCTTGTCCCACAACTCGCAGATTTTTGCGCGGTTGTACATTTTTTTCTGTTCGTTGTAGGCGTTGAGCGGCTCCGGCCCTTGGTCTAGCGGTATCTTGCGCGCCATCTCCTCGCCAAAACGCTCTGCAAGCGCCTCACGGGTCATATAGACCCAACGCCATACCTGCGTGACTTCTTCCCACGTGCGGGCGGGCGAGTGTCCAAAATCCTTCCAATGGACGTAATCCGTCGGGGCGCACTCGTATTCAATTTCCTCGGGCCGATCCGGCTCACCTTCGCCCTGCTCAATGTCCTCGGTGATTTCAAAGCCGTCGTCACCGATACCCTGCGGGGCAACGTGCGGCTCATAGCGCACCCACGCCACGCCGCGACCACCAAGGAATCGGTCGGTCACGCACTCTTTCATCGTTGCGCGGAAATCGGGATAATGCTCAATTTCAAAATCCACCGCCCGCTCAATGAGCAGGGACGCCACACGGCTTACTTGGTCGTTGTCGCCAAACCGACGGCTTACGTCGGCCTTGGGCAGTTTGGCGTAAACCGCCGGGATTAGCGTCTGGACGTTTGACCAGAGGATGTTGAACTTGGCGGTTTCGTTGCCCTGCTGCGACCGGGTGTCATCGCGGTACCGCTTGATGATCTTCTTGACCCGGGCGTTCCACTTGGCGAACTCGTTGTCGTACGCGCCAATGGTACGCAGATAGCGTTCCACCTCTGTGCTAGCAATCTGATCCATAGCGCGTTACCTCAATTACGACCAGAACACCGTGCAATCAACCGTGCCGCTAATCGTGACGACAAGGCTGGTGCCAAACCGCCCCGGCAACTGATAGAACGTTGCGCCGGTCGGGGTGAACGTATTGACCATCGTGGTCGCGCCGTCGCTGACTTTGATGGTCGGGGTGCTGGAAGCCGAGGCTACAAAAATGCCTGCCAACCCACCCGATCCGGTGTAAACCGTGGTGGTTGCGGTGATATTTTTCGCATTTTGCGAATTAGTGACGGGATAACTCATATTCTTGCCCTTCGTGATTGTTGCTGATGGATGGCCCACATATCGTTGAGGGTGACCTCATTCTCGGGGCCGACGATCAAAGTACGACTCTCGGGGGGTCGTTGGGCTGTAGGCTCTGACCGCCACGCAATCGCTAACATTCTAAACGCATCTGCGGGATGTGAACACCAATCATGTCGCGGAGTCTGCCGAAATGTCTTTTTGTCCTCGTCGTACTCGCGCTGGTATTGCTTCAAAGCCTCAATGCCATCGGCGCATTTGTTGGCGTCAAACCAAACCCTAGGCAGCATGGCGCGCACCGCTTGAATGCCGTCCTGCACGCTTAACTCGGGGACGATGGCAAGGTTGCCGAGGCCAAGGTGATGCGCCAGTTGCTCAATGACTGACTTACCGCCAGAGGCCAGCGTCTTGGCCCGGGCGTCATGCGGTAGGTTGTGTTTGACGTAGCGGTAGGGCTTGCCCATAACCACTTCGGCAAGGTCTGCGATGTTGGCCCCGCTGACTGCGTAAAAGTCTATAACCCGAATTTCGCCACGGACTACCTGATAGAACCAAATGGCGGTATCGTCTCGGTAGCCCAAGTCCCAAGCGGTGTAGACCCCCAACTCTGGATCGTGTTCAACCCGGGTAATTCGCCCTTGGTCTTGGGCTTCTCTCATTTCCCGACCGTAAAAAGCACCGAGGATGGCTGCTTCAAACGAGCATTCGTACTCCTGCAAGTACTGATCCTCGGTCAATTGCGCTTTCGCGGCGGCTAGTTCGCCAGCGGGGAGTAGACCGCTCTCAGATGCGGTCAAGCGCAGCAGGAACCATTCGCTGGGAGTCCGAGTGGCGCGGTCAAACACTTCCCAAAACTGGTTTTTGCCCTTGGGCGTACCGGCAAACACGGCCCACCCCTGTTTGTCGGACAGGGCCGGGCGGATGATGTTCCCGAACACGCTCGGCTTAAAGTCGCCGTATTCATCCATGTAGACGCCCGAAAACCCGAGGCCGCGCATGGCATCGGCGTTGTCTGCCCCGAATAGGCTGATCTTTACCCCATTTAGCAGGGTCAGCGTCATTTGGGATTCGTTAGCGTCTTTCGTGATAGGCGCGGCGTACCATTTGAAATAATCCCATGCGATGCGCCGGGCTTGGTTCATATACGGCGCAATGTACCCAAACAACCCGTTTGGCCCTTGGTACATGATGCCAGCGCGAATGATGTCGTTGACCGCCGCTACCGTCTTGCCTGCCCGTCGATGCGCCACGATGCACGCCCACCGCTTGGTGCGGTTGTGGAAAGGCATAAACGCCTTACGCGGCTCGTAGGGCAGTTCAACGTGCAACTACTTCGGCTCCTTCCACGAAATCGTCATTTCTTGCGGCCCGCCGTCCTCTCCCGTCACTTCTGTGCGGGCAAGGTCGGGCAAAGTCTTGCGTAGAACGATCTCTGCGGCCTTTAGGGACGCGGCGCTGACTTCCAGTTCACCTAGGGCGGCTTGCTCTAAACGCGCCAATATCACGCCAGAGCGGATGCGCTCGCGCCACTCTTGAGATAACCGGGGGGTGTTCTTTCTTGCGGCCATACCTGTGGGGTCTTTGCAACAAGTTGATGTGTAAGGACTATTGAATCATACCCGAGACAATCACGCCATTGGGTTAGGTATTGTCGCGCTTGGGCATACGCTTCATGGCTTCGGCCAATTTCTTGCCTTTGTCCGCTTGGTTGAACTCCCGTGCCACGCTTTGCGGAATGCCTGCTTTCTTGGCGATCTCGGGGTTATTGGCGGCTGCGGCCATAAACCGGCGCTGCTTGTCAGATGTGCTTGGCATAACTACCGTTTGATAATAAGTTTTTCAATGGGAACGTCATAAGACTCATACGGAAATGTCTGACGGCGTTCTTCGTCTGACATTTTACGCCGCGCCTCAACTGCTCGGGCTTCGGCTTCCCCTGCCAATCGCACATATTGTTGTTTTGGCGACGGATACATACTCAACATATCGTCAAAGTTTTTCCACACTTGTAAATTTGCGTTTAAGTCTGGGTTGGATTTTGCCGCTTCTTCGGCAAATTTCATTACTTTCGGGTGTTCCAACGCCGGAATTTTGCCTTTAGAAATTGGATACCCGGCTTCTTTTAATTGATTTGCAATCGCCATTGCTCGCATATCGCGCTTAAATGCTATTTCTTTAATATCTCGCGGCATTG